TTGGCAGTGCAATTGATACCCTGTCCAGATTGTTTGCGTCCCAACGTCGGTTTCCTTCTTTTTTAGCATCCGTATAGGTTCTTGCCATGAAAACACCCCGTTTCTTTTAATCATTATTTTAACATATATATTGATGTTTATCAAGGTTTTGATGCACTTAATAAGTGTACAAAATAGACTGATTTTCACTTAATAATTTATCTATTTTGTCAATTGAGTTCACTTAATAAGTGTATTATAATAATATCATAAGGTAAGGGAAAACAAACGGAAAGGCGAAAGCCGGAAAGGATATACAAAATGAAAAAACAAATGATAGCAATCGACATCAACGCACTAAACACCGACCAATTGCAATGTCTTGCTGATATGATGTACTATTCGAACTACTTAACGGACACGGGAAGCCTTACAGAAAACCTTGAAACCGTCAATCGGATAAATTTACGCATAGCTTTTTTAGAAGGCTGGATGAGTGAAAAACAAGAAGCCGAGTATGTTGCTAAATACTGTGAGTGAATAAAAAGGGGCTGCAAGCCAGCCCCCGCCGGATACAGAAAAAGGAGAGTAAAGACAATGACAAACGAAAAGATTATTTATAACGCCGCTGTGGATCACGGTTTCACGAACGCCCAGTTAGACGCGCTTTTAGTAGCATATAAAGGTGAACTTCCTTTTCATACGTTCCAGGGATGGAAAAAACGCGGCTACAGCGTGAAAAAAGGCGAACACGCGCTTTTCCGGGCGGAACTGTGGCGGTTTACAAATAAGGTATCAAAAGCGCTGGCGGAATCAATGAAAAAAGAAGGGCAGGATGCACCAGAGGATGACCCGCATTATTACAAGAAATTGTCCTTCCTGTTCTCGCGGGAACAAGTGGAAGAGATAAGAAGATAGAGGGGCTGCGTTGCAGCTTCTCTTTTTTTGTTTGGCGCTGCATCCGAACGCCGGGCGGCACGTCAAAAATTTTTTTGAAAATCTTGAAGTTTTCCGTTTTTTCCGTTTTTTCCGTTTATACTTTTTCTTAAGATAGAATTTTGCAAAAGGAGGAACCCGTAATGCAAAAAAGTAAATATGATAATGAAATCCGCGAAAAAGCACTTGCGCTGTGCTTGCAGCCCAAAATGAACCCCGCAAAAGTTGCGAAAAAACTTGGGATTCCTCGCGCTACAGTCTATGATTGGGTGAAAACTGCAAATGATAATGATCCGGATTATGTCGCTGCCAGGCGCGGACGGATCCGCGCCATGATGGATAAAACTTATGCTATTGTTGGACGTACCCTTGATGGACTGGAAACACAAAGCAAAGCAGTGCAGTTTGAAAAAAAGGAAATTGACCGCGTGATGCTGAAAATCCTTACGGATAATGGACTCGATGACGATACACGTGATGAAATTGTGAAAATCATCAAGACTTATACTGGCACCAGCATGACCGATTTGATTAAAGTTGCACGTGAAAGTTTGGATATGTATGACCGATTTGAAAATAAACTTGGCGGCGGGGATAATGGCGGTGCAATCCAGATTACTTTTGATGATGCCGGACTGAGCGACATTGCGGAGTAGGTGGCAGAATGATACAGATTAAAATTAACAAGCCGTATCCTAAACAGTTGGAATTTTATCGGAGTAAGCACCGGTATACAGCATATGGCGGCGCGAGGGGCGGCGGTAAAAGTGATGTGGCACGCAGTAAGGCAATACTCCTTTGCTTGCAATATGCTGGCATTCAAATTTTGTTTATGCGCCGGACTTACCCCGAAATTAAGGAAAATCATTTGATTCCTGCATCCAAAATATTAAACGGTGTTGCACGGTATTCCGGGATGGATAAAGCGTTCGTTTTTCCCAATGGAAGCCGGCTGAAATTTGGATATTGCCGCAATGATAGTGACTTGCTGCAATATCAGGGACAGGCGTATGATGTCATTTTCTTGGAAGAATGCACACAGTTTCCCGAGAATGTGTTCCTCACGATGACCGAAAGTAACCGATCAAGCGGGATTATGGAGGATTATTTTCCCCCGCGGATGTATTTCACCTGCAACCCCGGCGGCGTCGGTCATGCGTGGTTCAAGCGATTGTTTATTGATCGCGACTTCCGACCAAAGGAAAATCCAGAGGATTATTTTTTCATTCAGGCTGGGGTTTATGATAATCCTTGGCTGATTCGGAACAGCCCGGATTATATCAGGGCGCTTGAAAATTTGCCCGAACAACGCAAGCAAGCCATGCTTTATGGAAATTGGGATGTGTTTGAAGGGCAGTTTTTCCCCGAATTTCAACCGAAAACTCATGTTTGTAAACCGTTTAAAATTCCGGAGCATTGGAAAAGATATCGGGTTTTTGATTATGGTTTTGATATGTTTGCCTGTTATTTTGTCGCGGTGGATGAAGAGGGCAGGGCGTGGTTTTATCGCGAAATTTATGAGGGGCATGACAAGTTAGATACTTATGGCAACCCCGGCGAAGGGCTTACCATTGCCCAGGCTGCACAGAAAATCATTGATGCAACCCCGGAAAATGAAAATATTGTTGCTACTTTTGCCCCGCCGGATATGTGGAACAAAAGACAAGAAACCGGCAGAAGTGCAGAAGAAATCTTTTATTCGCGCGGTGTGTCACTTTGGAAGGCAAGCAACAACAGGGTGCAAGGTTGGATGGATGTGCAGGATTGGCTAAGGGTTCCCGAAGATGGCAGCCTGCCAAGAATTATGGTGTTTGAAAATTGCGAGAATTTAATTCGCACAATGCCGCTGCTGCTGCATGATGAGAAAAATCCGGATGATGTCGCGAAAGAACCCCATGAAGCAACACACGCCCCGGATGCTGTGCGCTATTTCGTTAGCGCGCAACCGTTGGCGGCAGATGCGCCAAGTGAAAAAGATCCTGATGTTATGACATACGATGAAGAAATAGACGAATTTTTGAATTTTTGAGGAGGTTTTATTATGGTGAATTTTTTGGCTGCGGTCGTTTGTGTGCTGGCTGCGGTTGGTGTTGCCGGTTGGTTCAAGGCAAAAGATGTTTATGATTTGTATTTGGATACAAGTCGTAAACTTGGCGAAATGGGCAACGAACGGGATACGTTGGCACTGAAACTCCACAGCGCCGAAAATGCGCTGAAAACTGCCAAAAAAGCGCGGGATGAAATGGAAAAACAGTATCAGAAGATGGGCGAAAAATTAGTCCAAACGCAATATGCTTATGAACGTATGAGCGATGAGCGGGATGACCGGATACTGATGATGGATCAGCAAAGCGATATGATTGTTTCCGTGAATGCGGAAAATGTAAAGCTGAAAGATGAAATTTCCATTTTACGCGCTGAAAATGAGCGGCTGCAAATGGAAGTGGAACGGTTACAGGCAGAAGAAGAGAAAACACGGCAATTGTATGATGAAAATGTTAAAAATGCTGCGGTGCTAACTGATATGATGGAGATTTTTAACTACAGGGGGACACGATGATGCAGCAGCAGGATTTACAGATGCCCCAGCGGATGCAGCAGCCGGAACAGCAAAAGCGGGATTTTGCAAAAGAAGATGTTGTACGGCGGATTCAGCGGGAATATACCAGCGGTAAGCAGTTTAAGGCAAATCTCGATTTGTATGAGATTTGCAAGCAAAATGAGAACTTCTACATAGGCAAACATTGGGAAGGGTTGAAAGTTAGCGCAGTGAAGCCGATGACCTACAATTTCTTGCGCCGCATTATTGGCACGGCACAAGCGCTGGTGGTTAGTGATGATATCGGTTTCCAGATTACACCTTACCTTTCCATCGAAGAACACGACCAGCAGGGCGAAATCATCGAAGAAAGCCTAAGAGCACTCATCGAAAGGCAGAAAATCAAATCGCTGAACCGTGAAAGTTTGCACGATTGTGCAGTGTTTGGCGACAGTGCAATGTATTTCTGGTTCGATCCGGAGTTGGAAACTGGACAGGATATGAAAGGTGACATCCGCGCTGAAATTTTGATGAATACGAACATTATTTTTGGCAACCCATATAGCCGCGAAGTGCAGGGGCAACCTTATATCATCCTGGTTCGCCGCCGTCCGTTGGATGTCGTGAAGCTGGAAGCACAACGCAATGGTGTGCCGGATTGGGAAAACATCCAGCCGGAATGTGAATATGACTACATGGGCGAGGACAAAGACCAAAGTGGGAACCTGGTGACAGAACTGACACGGTTTTGGAAGGTGAAAGGGCAGGATGGCAGCGAAAAAGTACATTTTATGACCATTTGCGGTGAGGTTGTCACAAAAGAAGATACCCAAACTGAAATGAGTCTTTACCCCCTCGCTTATTGGAGTTGGATTGACCGGAAAAATTGTATGCACGGCATTAGCCCTATGACCGAGGTAATCCCAACACAGATTGCAATCAATCAGATGATGACCTATATCCATACGTTTAACCGCAACCTTGCTTTCCCGAAATTTGTTTTTGATACACAGAAATTCCCGAACGGTTGGGACAGCACACCAGGTAAAGCGATTGGTGTTAGGGGAGATGTCAACCAGACTTATGCAAATGTTTTTGGCGGAATCTCGCTGCCTGCCGGGATTGTTGAAATTGTGCAGATGATGCGCGAAATGATGCAGGATTGCATGGGGGCAAGTGATGCCAGTCTTGGCAATGTCAAACCCGATAATACAAGTGCAATTATTGCCGCGCAAAAGGCAACTTCCGCGCCGCTGGAACTGCAAAAACGGAAATTTGAGCAGTTTAACGAAGATTGTATTCGCATTATGGTCGATATGATGTGTGCATTTTATGGACTACGGTATGTCGTGACGGAACAGGAACAGATTGACCCGGTGACTGGCGCGCAGAACAAGGAAAAAGTGCTGTCACAAATGGATTTTGGGCAGATGCAAATCG